GAGATATTGTTGAGGGAGCAATTGAGGATGGTCCAAAGGGGCGGCCAGTCGCCGTCAGAGTCGTCATAACCGGAAAGGCGGAGGTGTAACATGGCAGAGCAGGTTCTCAATCTCAAGCAATCCAAGAACATCCATTCGGCAGCTTACGATCCTGATTCACAGAAGCTGACCGTTCGCTTTCACCACGGCGGAACCTATGTTTACGATGGCGTGGGCGCAGACAAAGCCCAGGCATTTGCCGACGCCGACAGCCACGGGGAATTCCTCCACTCCGACATCAAAGGCCAGCATACTTTCACGAAGGTCGAATGAAGTTCTACTTCATCTTCGAGCTTTGCGATTTATGGGTGGGGGTGTACATCGACCGCGTGAAGCGCCGGGTGTACATCCTGCCCGTTCCCTGCTTTGGGATTGTGATTCAACTGGAAGGGTAAGTAGTGTCTGACCTGCAAGAGTTCACGATGCCCGACAAAGCGCCTGAGCCGCCGGCAGAGCGAGGCCGCGCTATGCCCACCTTGGCGTTCGACCAGGGGCTGCCCGCAAGTGTAGATGGAGAGCGCACTCTGCTTGGGGCAATTTTGTTGGACAATAACGCTTTTTCGGAATGCGCCGAGAAGCTCACCGAGGACGATTTTTCACTTGACTCGCACCGCCGCATCTTCCTGCGCATGAGCGAGCTGATCGACGCGAACCAGGCGGTGGACATCGTGACGCTGGCCGCAGAGCTGGATCGCTACAAGGAAATCGAAGCGGTGGGAGGTCGCGCCTACCTTTTTTCGTTGACGGAATCTTTGCCCCGGCGCCCGGTGATCTCCGAGTATATCCGGCTGGTCCTCGATAAGAGTCGCCTGCGCAAGATGATGCTGATCTTCTCCGCAGGCATTGCGCGCGCGGCGGATCAGAGCGAGACGGCTCTGGAGATACTCGAAGCGGCCGAGGGCCAACTCCTTGAAATCGCGCAAGACGCCCAGGCTGGCGCGCTGCGGACGATTTACCAGTCGGTCGAGGCTGCGGGGGGTCTTGATCCCTATTTGAAGGCGTACACCGAGCCGCAACTCAAGACGGGACTGCAAACGGGGTTCATGGATCTTGACCGGCTCACTGGCGGGTTGCAGAAGTCGGAATTGACGATCATCGCGGCGCGTCCGAGTGCTGGAAAGACAAGTTTAGCCATGAATATCATCGAGAATATCTGCTGTGGCACAGATAAGGTGGTCGCTTTCTTTTCGCTGGAGATGTCTCGCGCGGCTTTGGAGCGGCGCTTCATGGCATCCAGGGCGAGGGTCGACGTAAAGCGGGCGATGGATGGATGGTATTTGAGCGGCGAAGAGAAGCGTAAACTAGGAGTTGCGTTGAACGACCTTCTCGAAGCGCGCATCTTCATTGACGACTCGGCTACACTGACGCCTGTTCAATTGCGCGCAAAGGCGCGGCGTCTACAACAACGAGAGAAGAGGCTCGACCTCGTAGCTCTGGATTACCTTCAGCTCTGCTCTGCCGGCCAAAAGACACAGAGCCGCGAACAGGAGATTGCTCACATATCCCGTTCACTGAAAGCGTGCGCTAAAGAATTGTGCTGCCCGGTCATTGCTCTCTCGCAACTCAACCGCAACCCAGAGCAGCGGCAGGATAAGAGGCCGGTCTTGTCTGACCTTCGTGAAAGTGGACAAATTGAGCAAGACGCGGACGCTGTCTATTTTATTCACAGGCCGGAGATGTACGATAGAGACAATCAAGATTTGAAGGGCTTGGCGGAATTGATAATTTCCAAGAACAGGAACGGCCCTACCGACGTAGTGAAGTTGGCATTTGAAGGCAGTCTAACAAGGTTCGACAATCTCGCAAAGGGGTGACCATGGACACAATCTCAACGCAGGTACGCAGCGTTCTCTTCAACTTCGGCATTGACATTGCAAGCGTCACGGACGATAATGAATTGGTGAACGATCTTGGCTTGGACAGTATCGAACTGATCGAACTCGCCCAGGATCTCGAAGAAGAGTTTGACATTGAAATCCCCGACAGCGCGATCACCGCGGCGATGACGGTTGGACAGGTTGTGGACGCGGTGAAGAATTTGAAAGGAGTTACATCTTGAGCGATCAGGATCGGTATGTAAAGGCGGCTCACGCAATGCAATCCGGTGTGGCCGTGTGTATGGAGAGAGGTACTGCGGAGACAACCCCGAAGCACCTGAGAGTTGGCGTGAACTCTGCCATGGTCAACGATGCGGCGATTGCGCGCCTGTTGATCGGCAAAGGCATCATCACCCTGGCGGAGTACGAAGCGGCTGTCGCCGACGAGATGGAGCGCGAAGTGAAGCGCTACGAGGATCGGATCGACTCAACCGGCAAGGTTCATTTGGTTTGACATACCGCCGAGAGGCGGTAAATGCGCGGCAGGTGTCCGGAAGCCTGTCATGTATACATAGCCGGAGTGGAGATGGCGCAAGCCTAAATCGAGGCCGGACCGCGCATAACTTTCAACGCACCACAAATCCAAAGACGAGGAGAAAGAGAAAATGGCACACGCAACATCGTTTGACACGGAACGGCTCAGCGAAGAGCAGATCGAAGAAGCCAACAAGCGCCTGGAGAGGCTCAACCCGGCGCATCAACCCGCAGTACCCGCAGCAGAACCTCCAGCCGGAGTCTCGAAAGAGCGCAAGTCCAATCGGCCCGCAGGGACCAAGGGTGTTCTCTTGCAGCTCAACCCGGAGCAATACGCGGCCCTGGAAGCGGCGGCCAAGGCTGAACGGCGCACCGTGGCGAACTACATCGCCATCTGCGTCGAGGACAATTTCACCAGTTTTATCACCCTCAAGTAACGGCATCTGCCGGCGAGAAGAGACGAGTTGACGGCGGGTGACGCGAGTTGCCCGCCGTTTTAATTTCACGCTTGCAATTAGTTTCGCTTTGTGCTTATAATGGGAATCGTAAGGAAAGGAACCACTGATGCGAACCTCCTGGCAAAAAGGCAGCGTCATTCGAGTCCATCAGAAGTCGGGCGACATCTGGCGATTGCGCTATCGGCTCGACGGCATTCAGCGCTCAGATTACATCGGGACCATCAAGCAGCATCCGACGAAGGCCTCGGCAGAGAAAGCAGCCGAGAAGATGCGCAGTATCATCAACTTCACACCGACAGAGATCATCACCGTGGGAAATCTCATCGACAAGTACGAGCGCGAGGCCATGCCGGAGCGCGAAGCGACCGCGGCCAGCTACAAGTCAATCTTTCGGAGAATCCGCGAGCGGTGGGGTGATGTGCGCCTCGACCAGTTCTCACTCGACATGGTTGCCGTGGAGGATTGGCTCAAGGATCTCAAGGTGGTCGGGCGCCACCCCAAGCCCGGCGTCAAGCCGCCAGTCTCCCCACTGTTTCGCGCCCAGGTCAAGAATATCTTCCATACCCTCATCGAGCACGGGATGAAGTGGGGCGCGCTGCAGACGCAGAGAAATCCTCTTGAGTTGGTAAGATTGAAAGGGAACGCGCGCGCCAAGGAACTTGTCATTCTCACGCTACCGCAATACTCGGCACTGCTTGACGACCCGCAGTTGCCGGAGACGGTCAAAGTGATGGTGCAGCTCGCCGCTGGCTTGGGGCTCAGAGTCAGTGAGATTCTCGGCCTGAAATGGGACGACACTGACTTCGAGGCGAAAACCATCCACATCCAGCGCAGCGTAGTCCACGGCAAGGCCAACGACACGAAGAGCAAGACCTCGGCGGCCACGTTGCCGCTACATGACGCCTTGATTGAGATCTTGCGCGGCTGGAAGGCGCACGAAGCGCTCAAGAGCCGCTGGATATTCTGCTCGGAGCGGACTGGACGGCCACTAGACAGAGATTGGTTGCGCGCAGAGTACCTGCAGCCGGCTGGCGAGCGCATCGGTCTGCCTGGGCTGGGCTTTCATTCTATGCGCCACTTTTACAGAGCCATGCTGCGCAAGATGGACACGCCGCTGGAGGTTCAGAAGAACTTGCTCCGCCACTCGAAACTAGCGACAACGATCGACACTTATGGCGGCAAGGACGACATAGAGCGTCTGCGCCCGGCGAATAGCAAGATTGTAGAATTTCTCTCACAGAGGGCAACAGCATGAGCGAGAAGCGATACGTAGTACCGGAAGGGATGAGGTTGGCGGCGGGGCGGGCTACAAATGGAGTTGACCCAGAAGGTTTTCTGATCTACCCCGCCCTCGAAGCGGCTCTGCGCTGGCAGTCAGAAAACCTCAAGGTGCCGACTGAGAAGGAGTGGGCTGCTTGCTTACAAGATGCGCGCCGGGATAGCGGCATCAGTCCTGTGATGGCTTGGGTGCGCCGGATGTACCTCACTCCGGAGCCGGAAGCACCGGAAGCACCTCCTCTCTCCCACGGCCAGTGGCGTCTCTGGAAGGGCGAGAAAGTGCTGGTCTGCGGCGAAGGAGATGTGATCGTCAGGCGCGGTGAAGGGATGGTCGAGTTCGCGCGTCCGGAGGAGTTGACGCCGCTGGAGTGCGAGGATAAATCGGAAGCCCCAGAACATATCGAAGACCTTCTCTTGGTTGACATACAGGAAGGATTCTTCAAACCAGAAGTGGTCAACGAGCGCCTCCATGAAGCCTTTCGGCGCGGACAGAAAGCAGGTAAATGATGGCAATGTGCCAGCACGACAAAGTGGTTCGTAGAGAAGACGGAACCCATCATTGTGATTACTGTGAAGCCGAGTTCTTTCATCTGGACTTCCAGCCGGGCAAGATCACCTTCACGCCGATGCCGGAGATGGCCACGCTCCGCGACCAGTTTGCGATGGCGGCGCTGAACGGGATGACAGCTGATCCGCAAGTGCAGGCGCATCAATCAACAGCGGGGCTGGCATATCAGATGGCCGATTGGATGATGGAGGAGCGTAAGTGAGAAAACAGATCAGCCGCGAGGCTTTGTGGAAGACCATCGAGAACCTGACGGATACAGTTGACCAATTAGAGCGCGCTGGTGTGGTTGTCGTAGCCGAGGCCATCCAAAACGCTCTGCGCGAGGCTTGCCAAGCAACCTGCCAACTCTGCGCCGGGACCAACAAGTTTGTCGAGCCGGACCCGTTGCAGTTTTATGCTCGTGAAGGCGAACCGTGCCGGTGGTTCCATAGATTCTCAGACACGAAAGAGGTTGCCTCCACTTGCGATGCCTGGAAGATTCAAGACTTAATCGTGAAGGTGAAGTAGCTCTTCCCTGAATTTTCCCATAAGTGGGAGTTTGGCTGTAAAATCAATCTCCCTTGTCTATCGAACGTACACAAAGCAACGAGGTAAGACGTTGAAAACGCGAGGGGATGTATGCGAAATCATTGCGCGACGCGTTCGTAAGTGTTTAACTGAATGTGACCAGAAAGACGTACCGAAAACCGCAGACGCTGCGAATCAAGAAGCCAGCGGATATCCATTGGCGTAATCCGCACCAAGGAGAAAACGATGATTGATTTTCTGCAACCCAAAGATGGCCCTATTGCACCAGGGCAAGAGCATAGAGAAGTAATTTATGCGAAGGATCAACCCGAATATATTCCCCTGCGAACCTTGCGCGGAGATGCTATAGGTTGCCCCGTGGTGTCGCGGTGGTCGCCAACTGCCGAACAGCGCAAGGCTATCACCGAAGGAAAGGATATTTTTCTCGAACTCTTGACGTTCCGCCAGCCGCTTCAACCGATCATTATGTACCTTGGAGATGACGACTCTGCCGAGGACATCAATCTTCGCACAAAGCAGAGACAGGGCAGCGATTCGTTAATGGTGACGGGCTGTAAGGACCACCTGTCAGCCGATGCCATGAAGGCCGGGAAGTGCGGCACCTATGACGCACTAGACAAGAATGTGCGCAACAAGGGCGAGCTGTGGTCGAAATCCGCAGATGGAACCATGGCCGAAGTCTGCGCCAAACTCGGAATACCAGTGGAGGAACCATGAACATAGGCGAACCGCAGCGCGAGATCATCGTCGAGCCGATCGAGTTACCGGAGCCGTTGCGCGAGCAGCCGGAGCCGGACCATCAGCCAGAGAGACAGCCCGAAGAGGAGCCAGCCCGTGTTTGAT